TCCACCTCGGCAGGCCTTGTGCATGCGGACGAACCACTTGGCGAACTCATGCCGCCATTCCTTGCGCTCGGTCTCCGGGGTGATGATCTGGACCTTGCGCGGGCCGCTGGCCTCGATGGTCTTGAGCCGCTTGTCGATCTCGTCGACCATCGTGCCGACGGCCCCGAGCTTTTCGCCCAGGCCGTTCAGGCCTTCTTTCTGGGCCTCCTCACGCTCCTGGAGGAGCTCCTTGAGGATGCCCCGCAATTCCTTTTCGTACTCCATCAGGGTTTCACTTTCTCGGCTCTCTTGAGTGATCGCGCCGCCAGCAGTATCTTCTCCTGCGTGATCAGGCGACCCAGTGCCTCCCTCTCGGGAGACGGGTCACGATCACCAGACAGGATCATTGCCGCTGCGGAGCGGGTTGATTTCTCCGATTCCTCGCTCGATGGTTCAGTGGCATCGAGCAGGTCTTGAAGCGCCTTGACGCATTCGGCGATCAGGGCGCGGTTCTTCGAGGACAGGACGCGGCCCTCTTTGGGCTCTGCGCTTGGGAATCCAGTGCCCTCCTGGATTATCGGAATTATTCTCTTGGCATACGCGGCAGCATCTGCCACTTCCTCGGGAGACAATTTGAAAACACGATCCCCGAGCGCCTTGCCGCGCTCTTCCACCCACGCTTGCGCCTTCTCCGCAGTCCAGCCCTTCTCTTTGGCGAAGAGGTAAGTCTGAATCGCGGTGGAGCCTTCTGGATCGCTCTTCAACTTCCCGATCACGGCCTTGATGCCCTGTTCTTCGCTGATGTCGATGGTGCGGAACGAATCCTCAACAAAGTCCTGGGGATCACGCACCCGGACGCGGATGTATTCCCCGGTGTCCTCGACGGGCTTCCCGCTCCACGTCGGCCCGACAATCTCCGGGGCCAGAAGCTTTTCGTCAATGCCCATGTTCTTGGCAACCCGCAGAGCTTCGGGGTTCATCGGGATCGGCACGATGGAGAACTCCAGCAGTTCCCACTCTCCGATGTCGTATCCCCCGAAGTCATTCTGCTTCATCTGCTTCTGATCGGGGATATCGAACCCGATTGACGAAGCCCGCAGCGATCCCCAATCCCAGGCGTTTTTCACTTGCTGGGCGAACTCGTTCTTCGGGTCGAACTCGAAGTTGGCAAGAATCCCGCTTTCGGTGATCTCGATCCGATTCGCCTTGCCGATGGGAATCCCGGCGCTCGGTGTGTCCCCGTACCAGTCATGCAGCCAGAGAACCGGGGCCCCCGCCGCTTGCCAGTTGTAGAACTTGCAGCCCTGGGGATTCATGCGGTCACCACTTCGATCCGGGGTGTTGGTGGAGATCATCACGTCATACGTGCCGTCGCCAGCGGACAGGAGCTTGGCGAGACGCGGCGAATAGCGAGAGCATCTCATCTGGGTCACTCCTTGATTACTGGAACTGTCGTGCATCTGCAGTTGATGATCTCCTCCGGGGGGCCGCCCGGATCTCCGGGGAACTGAAGCCGCGCCCCCCCGACATTGAACATCTCCCCGACGTTCACCTTCTGTCCGTCGAGTTCTGGATACTCTTCGTGCCGGGGATGAGCGGCACCGGGAGCGGTGAGCCACTCCCACGCTTCGAGGCCCGATTCGAGCGCGGAGAAGAACCGCCCGGCGTTCGCCGAACCCACAATCTCCGTGCGGGCAATGGTGAGAGCTCGCGCATCGGCATAGTTGTAGACCGCCCTGATCCGGTCGGCGATTTGGTCGATGCTCTCCCCCGCAGAGAATCCGGCCTGGAGTTCGTCCCGCAGCTTGAGCCAGTTGGTATCTTGCACGTCCACGATCTTGACCAGTTTCTCAGCGATATACTCCCGGACGTTCGGGGCGGAGACCGTGAATGAACCGCCAATCTCCCCCGCTAGAGCTTCCCCGCCGGCTGACACGGCTTCCTGGAAGTACCCACCAGACAGATCAGCGATCAGGACTTTCCCCTCTTCCAGAATCTTCTTGATTCGTCTCAGGATTTCCTCGTTGGACTCCTTGCGGAATGCCTTCTGGCCCACGGCCTTCAACACTTTGGCCCGCTCCTGGTAGAAATGCTTCTTGAGCTTCTTCTCGAACTCGGATTCAATGGCGTGGAGCGGCGCAAGGAACGCATTCCAGCGCTTCTCTTTGATCGACTGTTCTAGGACCTTGAGTGCAGACTTCGGGGGCTGCTCTTCTTCCGGGGGCGCTTCTTCCGGGAGTGCTTCCTCCGGAGGCAATATGTCCTCGCCGCTGGAGACCGGGACCTCGTTGAACGGCACCCAGGCCACATCACCCCAAGGCACTTTCTTCAAGCCCAATTCCATGCGCTCGATTACCGCGTTCAGCGGCACTTTCATCTGTACGAGGGCTTGCGCCGTCCGCACCTTCGCATCGAAGTCCTCTTGAAGATCGGGCACGGCGGACAGGTCAAAGCGCCCCTCGATGCCCGCGATCTTGAACCGCCCGAGGAACTCAGTCGCGAGCACCGCCTCGAAGTAGCGCAGCTGAGGGATGAGGTTTTTCTGCCAGAACATCCGCCCTTGCACCTTCGCGGATTCCTGGCCGAAGACTCCACCATCTTCCATGATTCCCAATTCGGCCGGGGGCACCTTGAACACCGCGCAAATCTCTTGCCGATTGAGCTTGCGCCCTTCCATCCACTGGAGATCCTTTGCGGGAATGGACAGCGGGAACGGTTTCAGGCCCGCCTCAAGAACCGCGAGGTTGCCCTTGTTGTCCGGCCCAGAGTGCGCCTCGCGCCATGCCAGCCTGATCCGCTCCCGGGCCGCAGCAGGAACCTCGGCATCGGTGGTGAGCACGAATCCGGGCGTGGCATCGTTCTTGAGTATGGCCTTGTTCCATTTCGCGGCGTACCAGTCTTGGTCAATCGCCAACTGCGCCGCTTCCAGCGTGGACAGGCCCCGGACCTGGTTATAGGGATTGTACGCCTTGAAGTGAATCACTTCTTCGGCATCGAAGGAAACGATTCCCCGCTTCGCCGTGACCTTCCACGCGACCGGAATCCCGGACTCATCCAAGACCTCCGTGATCTGCGAGCCGGGGACAATGAAAATCTCCTGGATGCGGGCTGAACCCTTCTTCTCCAGGAGCCACAAGCAATCGCCATAGAGCCGCACAAGTAGAGCAGTCGCGGCGAACAGATCGTACTGATTCATCAGCGGCGAAACGTCGCGGAACAGATCGCAGTACCATTCCCCCGTCACTTCCTTCTCGTCCCGATACCACTTGAACGGGACCTGCCCGATGTTGGTCGCGATCGCATTCAGGCAGGCATAGACCCAGACGTGCTGCTGGTATGGTTTCTTGGGCGTGGTCTCCTCGATCTCCAGGTCGTAGAGCCATCTTTTGAGCACGGTGTTCAGTGACTTGGCGAGCACTTCCGGCGTGACAACCGGAGCGCCCGGGAGCGTTTCCTTACGAGCGAATCCGATCTTGCCTGCAATCGCATCAAACAGTCCCATCAGATCACCCACACATTCGGTTCGGCGGTATTGCACCCTTCCCAGGCCAGAGCCAGGGCCATCACGCAGTCATCATGCATCCCCTCCGGAGCAGAGTATCGAAACGTGCCGCCCGGCAGTCGTTCCATCTCAAACGCCTCCAATTCAGCACGCTGAATCTCGTCGCTCAACAGCGCCAACTCGCCCCGCTCAATCGCCAGGGCCAGGGCTTCGATGATTCGGGTCTTGCTCTGGTTCGTGGTCACGAATCCCGCGACTGGCAAACCCTTGCGGATCAGTTGTTCAACCAACGGTTCGCCCATTGCGTTCTGTTCGCAGATGATCCGCTGGGGCTTCCATCGGTCAACCATTGCCTCAAGGTGCGCGAGTTGGAAAACGTAATCAATGCGATTGAATCGGTCGAGGGTAACTTGTCTGCGAGTGGTGCTATCAAGCACAGATACGACGGTCCAGTCGTGCGATTTTGCCCAGTCCACGCCAAAGCAATAGCTGTGATTTTGTTCCGGTCCCGATCTTCGATCAGCATTGCAGGCTCCAGCAAGATTGCGGAAGACCGCTCCAGCATCCTCCACAAAGCGGGCCAGATACTCTTGCTCGAAAGTTCGGGCTGGGGTGCGCCGGAAGATAGCCTGGAGCTCGTCCCAGGAGAACTCTGGATTCTCAATCTCATTGGGCTCCCGGACCAGGACTCCGTTTTCGATTCGACATCCGAGCGTGGGAGACTGCCAGGACATGGCATCGGGCTCGTCTTTGGCCGCGAGCCATTCCCGCCAGAACCAGTTCTTACCCTTCGGCGTTCCGAGGACAAGCGACCAGCCGCCAGTATCGCTGATCCAAGAACGAGCAACGTCATACCAAGCAGCGGCGGCCACAAAAGCAGCCTCGTCAATGACCAGACCATCCGCCGTATAGCCCCGCGCATTGTCGTAGTCGTCGAGCGAAACGCAGGTGATCCGGCCTTCGCGGAATCGCCACTCAAGCCGGGACTCAATCTGCCTGCCGGTTCCCCCGAGTGACCTTTGGAGCTCGTCCCAGAAGATCCGGCACTGCTTGTAGGTCGGAGCTCCGTAGATGATTCGCTCATGGCGATTCACCGCTCCCATCACTGCCCGGAAGAGCGAGAGGTTGGTCGTCTTGCGCCACCGCCTGCCCGCCGCTATCCACTTGTGCCGTGCCGGATGGAGCAAAATCTTCTCTGCCCCCGGATGTGGTTGCGGCAGACGCACCACGCGACCGCCAGTCGTTGAGGAATACAATCGCCGTCGGCTCTCCCCCGGAGGTGACATCAAGCTGCTCACGCGCATCGAGTCCAAACAACTTCGCCTCCCGATCCATCGACTTCAGAACGGCCATGAGATTCCCATCTTCCCACGCTTTGGCCCTCACCGCTTCGATCTGCTCCGCCTGCCGCTCCTTTCTCCGCTGAGCGGAATCGGCATAGAGCCGCCGACGCGCACGCTCCAGCAGCATCAGGTCATAGCGCACGGTCTGGGTGTCGATGTTGAGAATCTCCGCGATCTGGCTCGGACGTTTGCCGTTGCGGTAGAGCCGGGCGACATTGCTCCGGCGTTCATCCTCGACCAGCTTTCGCATGGCGCGTTCGGTTTTCTCTGCTTCGTGGAGTCGAGCCTTGCGGATGTCGTCATCGGTGAGCATCTATCCCCTGGAAATTACCCCTTGACAAGCCGGGTGAATCGGAGTATGTTATGCGCGGACGGCAGGGTATGAGAATGCCCCGCTTGTCCGGCGGGGCTGCCCAAATGCAAACCCAGACCTTTGGCGAGGGATGGTCAGCTATGGGCAGCCCGTCCTATTCTGTTCGCCTCTATACAACACAAACGAATCCCTGTCAATGTTTTTTTTCGCGGCATCCCCGGAGATGCCCGAATCACGGTCACTTGCGAAGGAAAGGGGGGAATATGAAACGTCTCACAGTTTTCGCTCTCGCGGTTTCAATGCTTGGCTGTGCCACGGCGCGGAGGATTCCGACGGCCAGCGGCAGACCAGAGGTCACGATCCCC